GTAGAGGGGCGGGGGCAATTATTTACCCCATCCCTTCCAAAGGATGTGAAAGAGCTTTTGGCTCGATTGGTCCCGAAGGACCGTTTCGTGCCTAAGCGCTTTTGGGTTCTTACCTCCGGAGGGGGTAGTAGCCGTAAGGTGTCGCTGGAGAAAGGTTATAAAAGTTTAATATCTTTCTACCGGGTTACACCGAAGATTAGAGAGTTTCTATATCATTTTTATCATAAAATTGATATAGATCTCCTAATCGCTAGCCTGGGCCTGGGGGTCTCGTTAGAGACACTTCGCGTGATAGATGTCGAACAGACTCTAAAGACCGTGAAGACTTTCCCGGACACGCCAAGTATTTCTTATATTTATAAGAATAACTTGGCGCGGCTAGACTGCGTTCGGACCGTGCTTGATGGAGTGGCGATGTGTTATCACGAAATTTTAAAACGACGTGATAGTTTGCCCTCCGCAGCGATTCGAATGTTGTCCCGCCTTAAGCTTCGTGCTTGGTGGAACTCGTGGGACACGGCAAAGTTCATTAAGGACTTGGCCGTCGAGTGTCGGGCCTACTATTTTGGTAGGGCTTGTCCTCGTCACCCACTTGTGAATTGGATGACGGCAGTAGAGGCGCTTCAGTTTTCTTACTTAGCGCGTTCAATGCCGTCGCCCATTTTGAAAGTCAAGGACAAGATGGCCCTTATAAAGGACCTTTCTGTCAGATTGACTATGCCCCCGCCGCAGGAGCCCGCCGATTGGCGGCCTTTTATACGGCGGTGGCTGTCCAAGAATCGGGGGTCAAACCCAATTCGCTTGTCAGCAGAGCCTAGTGTTTCAGCGGCACTGGGCTATTCTGGAGAGCGATGGGGCCACTCTGGAGCATATAGGGATATTTGGGTATTCCAGTTATCCTCCAGATTGGTCAAAGGCGACCTCTATGAATATCTCTTGGAGACAGTCCAGAAGGCCGGCCAGGTACAATCATCGGGTATGTTCGATGCTATGTTCCTGGGCGACATTCGGACATCGAAGGTACTCAACGCCATCCTAATGGATGGTTGTGAGACTATCCTCGATTTCATTTTAGAGTCGGGTGGAACACTGCCGGCCCAAGCACTTGCAGCCCCTGAAAAGGGGTTGAAAGTTCGTGTGCCGACCTTGGGGTTGACTGCTGCTAATTTGGTGCAGCAGGCTTACCGCAAGGCAGCGGACCACTTTCTCTTGAATGATCCACGGTCCTCCAAGTCACTGGGCGGTAGTCGCACAGTGAACTTGGATAAACAGAAGGGCATGTTTTATTCGCAAGACTTAAGTTATGCGACTGATTGTCATGGCTTCTGGGCCCAACGTGTCCTGTATGAAGAAGTCCAGGAGTACGCGCCGGAGCTCCGACGATGGGAGAGATTTATCCCTCTCTTCTTCGGGCCGCGCCGGCTCATACTCCCGGACTTCGAGACGGGACAGTATGAAGCAGTCGAGCCGCCTACGTTAACGTGTAGGAAGAGGGTTCCCCGCCCCGGTGTGATTATGCGGGGTGGGGCCCCTCTTCCTATGTACGAGCGTATGCTTGGACCAGGTGTGGATTTGTTTGAGGGGGTGGCGGAGCCGGTAATGTCAGATGCCGTTCTTGTGTTCGACTTCTGGTTCCCTGCTTGGTCATCCGACCCAAACGACAAGCCCTACCAAGATTCCTATGAGGAGATGGTTAACATCTCCGCAAATGGGATTAAGCTGGCTCGAGTGCCTGTCTCTCTGGAGGCCTTCATGTTCGGGGAAAAACCTCCCCAGGTTCAGCAGAATCCTGGGAAGTTCTCTACGGACAAGTCAAGGGCCGTCAGTGAGGCAGACTTGAGGCTTTTCCACGAGGGGTATCTCCGCTACCTGAGC